ACTTGGGGCACTGCCCCTAGCTGGGTTGATAAATTCATTGCCGTATAATATCGTTCGGGTATGAGCCTAGATGCGATCCCCGACGAGGCGTTACACGAAATCCTCGCACTTCAAGAACAGCTTGCAACTCTACAAAAACGAGACGCAGCCAAAGATAGATTTATGTCATTTGCTCATGGCGTATATGATGACTTTATCGAGGGTAACCACCACCGGGTAATCGCAGAAAAACTCGAACTTGTTGCACAGGGCAAAATAAAACGTCTCATCATCAACATGCCACCCCGCCATTCTAAATCTGAACTAGCTTCATATCTCATGCCAGCATGGTTTCTTGGAAGGAACCCTAAACTCAAAATCATTCAGGCAACGATGAACACGGAACTAGCCACCCGTTTTGGTAGAAAAGTGCGTGATTTGATTGCTGATCCTATGTACACCCAAATTTTTCCAGACACAGATCTTAAACAAGATAGTCAGGCTGCTGGTAGATGGGAGACAAGCAAGGGTGGCGAGTACTTTGCTGCTGGTGTGGGTGCCGCGATGACGGGTCGTGGTGCTGATTTGTTGATTATTGATGATCCGCACTCGGAACAAGACGCTTTATCGTCCACTGCATATGATCACACTTACGAATGGTACACTTCTGGCCCTCGTCAACGTCTGCAACCGGGTGGCTCTATCATTATTGTGCAAACAAGATGGTCAAAAAAGGACTTAACAGGCCGGTTACTTAACGAGCAGATGAAAGACACCATGGCTGATCAGTGGGAACTGATAGAATTTCCTGCAATTTTGCCATCGGGTAACCCTGTCTGGCCTGAGTTTTGGAACAAGGACGAATTACTGTCAGTAAAAGCGTCTTTGTCCCCCACAAAATGGAACGCGCAGTGGCAACAAAATCCTACATCCGAAGAAACTGCCATGGTCAAGCGCGAATGGTGGCAGACTTGGACAAAAAAGAAGATCCCACGGCTCAAGTACATACTTCAGAGTTACGATACGGCGTTTTCCAAGAAAGAAACGGCTGACTACACGGCGATTACGACGTGGGGGATCTTTGATCCTGACGAGGACAACACGGAACACATCATTTTGTTGGATGCCATGAAGGGTCGGTACAATTTTCCCGAACTGAAGGAAGTTGCAGCGGAACAACACGAGTACTGGGAACCGGACATGGTGTTGATTGAGGCAAAAGCGTCAGGTCAGCCGCTGGCAGATGAGTTACTCAGGATTGATATACCTGTTTTGACTTATTCACCGGGTCGAGCCAAGGGCCGTGGTGGTATCGACAAGGTTACTCGTATGCACATGGTTGCTCCATTGTTTGAGGCTGGGCGAGTTTGGGCACCTGAAGAAACTTTTGCGGAAGATGTCATTGAAGAAGTTGCGTCATTTCCTAATGGCGACTACGATGATTACTGTGACAGCATGACAATGGCACTTATTAGATTTAGACAGGGCGGCTTTGCGTCGTTGGAAGAAGAAGAGGAAGACCCGTACTACCGGCGCAAAAAATATGAGTATTACTGATGGATCCTTTATCAACAGGACTGGCTGGTATCGCACTTGTGCAAAAATCGGTAGAGTTCATAAAGTCGAACATAGACACAGCCAACAGTATATCTGATATTGCGGGGGCGATAGATGGTCTTTTTGCAGGTGAAAAACAAGTTCAACAAGAAAGGTTCGGTGGTAAAAGCATCATCGGGCAGACTAAGGATGCTGCACACAGTGTTATCGACGCAAAACTGGCGCAGGAACAACTCCGCGACATGCAGATACTTATCGACAACCGGTTTGGATACGGAACCTGGAGACAAATCATTGCCGAAAAAAACAAACGCATCAGAGAAGAAAAAGAAAGAATAGCTGAAGAAAAGCGCATTGCTAGACAAAAGCAGAAAGAAATGCAGGAACTCCTTACAGTGGTCGGCACTGTAGTAGCAGTTGTCATTGTGCTTCTTCTAGCCGTTGTCGGCTACGTCAAACTGGGCTAGGCTGACGCATGGTAGAAAAAAGATATGAGTATGGTCGTGTTCCAAGACCCCAGATTGAAACAATGGCTCCAGACCGTAGCTCGTTTCTTGGCACTGGAATCATGGGGCTTTCAGATTTTATCTCAGATATCTTCACGCCAGCCAGACGCGAAATTATAGAAGAACCAAAAGTAGATTTTTTCACGGCTAAAGAATACCAACAAATAAATCCGGGTTACTTCGCTGATAGCGTTGTTGATCCTAATGAGACGATAGCAGTGCAACAAAGTGCTGGTGTTTATGGTGAGCCGGAGGTTGGCTTTGAATATATGCCTGCTGCAAGATTCGCGTCGGACGCTATTGATTATGTGAAAAGTTTTGTTACGGATGAGAAAACACGGGACGCGGCGGCACAGACTGCTGCCAGGATTCCTGGTATTGTGGCTGATGAATTAGAAAAACAAAAAGAGTCGGTTGCTGTTGGTAGAACTGTCTATGACCCTGAGACAGGATCGACGACAACATTCGACCCTCTTGTCGCCGGAGTTGGGACACTTGCAACAGCTAGGTTGATAAGTGGTATGCCTGATAATGCTGTTGGTGTCATGGGTGGTTCTAAAGCCGTAGGGTACTTTGAAAAACGTAACGACTATTTCCAATCGCTGTCTGATGACAGGGCAAAAGGAAAAGATGCTGATGAAGTTAAAGCCTATAATGAAAGCGGCGGTGGTTTTAAAGATCCTCTTTCTGAAGACTCTGCCTTTAGGTTTTTAATAGACTCAAGAAAAGCCAAACTCAAACCAGAGTTTATTGTGGACTTTGAACCAACGAACCCTAATCTTCCTAAGACAAGATCAGTTGGAAATAAAACAGAATTAGATGAACTAGAAACTTACGATACACCTGAAAAGGCTCGTGAAAGGGCTGGTTTTAGCCTAACAAACCTGTTGGTTTTAGAAGACGTACTAGATTTTCCTGAACTTTATAAGCGATACCCGACGCTAAAAAACTATTCTGTAGAACGTCTAAGTGCTCATACTGGAGCAAAAGCTTCTTTTAATGAAATAACCAAAACCATAAAGCTAAAAGCTTTTGAAGCGGGAGATGAGGACGATGCCGTTTCAAGCTTATTGCATGAAGTGCAGCACGCGATAGACGATATTGAGGGCGTAGATCCTGGATCTAGCCCCTCGTTGTTTAAACCTTTTATGTTTGAAGAAATGAAAGAGGGGTACAAAGAAAAATTAAGCAAAGCTAACGACGCTGTTGAAAAGGCTAAAATAGGGCCAACATTTCAGGTTCAAGAACTTTATAAACTATTTAAAAATAAGCCTACTGGAGAAGGCGTATTATATGGAGACGAGGCACTTCCGGGTGCCCTTAAAATTTTGCCGGAAGATGAAAGAACAAATGATGTTCTTAAAAACTTACAAAAAGCTTATGGGAACATAAAAAATAATCCAGAGCTAGAAGCACGCATAAACGCTGGTACTCCTGACAGTGCCGTTCTTGTTGGGGATGGGACAGAATCCGGTATACTTCAGGTAAAGTATTATAGAATTATGCAAGACTTGTTTGGAAAAGATACCGAAACATCTCTTTCTAGTAAAACAGATGATAGAACTGATAAACAAAATATTATCAAAGAAGTATTTGAGGTAAATACCCGCCTTGATCAACTTGACGAAATTGAATATGAAGCCTTTGATAAGTACTACAAAACAAAAGGCGAGATAAACGCCAGGGCAGCAGAAGACTTTTTTAATAGCACAGAGCTTCAAGACTTTTACCCAGACATTTTAATGCGAAAGGCTCAAGAACGTCCTAGCGGCGGCAGGTTATTTCCAGCTGATGCTACTCTTGATGACATCATGAGAGGGATTATACGAAAAGATAAAATAGACAGCCTAGAAGAAGTGAGCTTGCCGTTGCTTTTGAAAGAGCTTCAAGACTTTTACCCAGAGCTTTTGTTGAGCAAGGGCGGCGAAGTTAAGAAAGGAATTGGTTCCATGGCGAGAGAGGTGTTATAAAAAATCATGTCACAGTCACAATTACCGCCGGGAGCGATGGTTGACTCTGCAATGGGTGCGGGTGGTACGCCTCAACTCGAAGAGGACATCATCGAAGTTGAAGCGCAGAGTCCTGGTATCACGGAAGAAGCAATAGAGCAAATGATTCTTGATCTTGGCGACGAGGATCAAATAAACCCTGAAGAAGCTTTGCAGGAACTAGGTCACGCATCTAATCTTGCAGAATCTTTGGATGACCGCACGCTTGAAGGGATTGCAAGTGAGCTTGTTGATGCTTTTGAAGATGATCTTGATTCACGCGACGAGTGGGAACAGGCACTATCCAAGGGTCTGGGCTTACTAGGAATTAGTTACGAAGAACGTGACGAGCCTTTTTCTGGCGCGTCCGGTGTAACGCATCCTCTTATCTCAGAGTCGGTGACACAGTTTCAGGCACAGGCATATAAAGAAATACTTCCCGCAGCAGGGCCGGTACGCACACAGATACTTGGGGCACAGACACCGGAAGCTGAAGATCAGGCAAAGCGTGTCGAAGACTTTATGAACTTTTACATCATGGAAGTGATGGAGGAGTATGATCTGGACACTGACCAGATGCTTTTTTACCTGCCGTTAGCTGGCTCAACGTTCAAGAAAGTCTACTTTGATCCGATAAAAAATCGTGCCGTAGCTAAGTTTTTGCCAGCCGAAGATGTCGTGGTGCCATATTCGGCAACCGATATCCGCACAGCAGAACGTATCACTCACGTTTTGAGAACCTCTGAGAATGATCTGCGTAAGATGCAGGTCGGTGGGATATACAGAGATATTGAGATATCACCCTCGCAACTTGATGCTGATTCGGATGAACTGAAGGATCGTTTGAATGAGATATCTGGTGTTCGTCCGTCTTATCAGGACACCGGATATACGCTTCTTGAGATACACACCTATCTTGATATTGAAGGGTTTGAGGACACTGATATGTCTGGTGAGCCAACAGGCGTGAAGTTACCTTACGCTGTAACGATAGATCGTGATAGCAATCAAGTTCTTTCAATTTATAGAAACTTTGAAGAAGAAGACCCAACACGCACGGCTCTTCAACACTTTGTACATTACAAATTTTTGCCGGGGTTTGGTTTCTACGGCTTTGGTTTGATCCACATGATTGGTGGTTTGTCTCGCGCTGCCACTTCTATCCTGCGTCAGTTGATTGATGCTGGTACGCTGTCAAATCTACCGGCTGGGTTCAAGGCTCGTGGTGTCCGTATCCGTAATGATGATGAGCCGTTACAGCCCGGTGAGTTCAGGGACATTGATGCGCCCGGTGGTGACATTCGTAACGCTATATCACCGCTACCGTACAAAGAACCTTCAGGAACTTTGGCACAGTTGCTTGGTGTGATTGTCGATAGTGGTCGTAAGTATGCGTCGATTGCCGACAATAATACGGGTGACATGAATACTCGCGCACCGGTGGGTACGACAGTTGCATTGTTGGAACGCGGATCACGAGTCATGAGTGCCATCCATAAACGGATGCACTATTCTCAAAAGCAGGAGTTCAAACTTCTTGCTGCCATCATCGGTGATACTGTTGATGCGTATCCCTATCAGTTGCGTGTGCCTGCACAGGTTGCACCACAAGACTTTGATGGTCGTGTAGACATTATCCCGGTATCAGACCCCAATATTTTTTCTGCTGCACAACGTCAGGCTTTGGCACAAACGCAGCTACAGATGGCGGTGCAGAATCCTGAGATTCATGATTTACGCGAAGCATATCGTCGTATGTATGCTGCGCTTGAAGTTAAGAATATCGACGAGTTGCTGCCTAAGAAACCTGAACCGCAGCCGCTTGATCCAGCGGCTGAGATGGCAAAAGTTTTTTCTGGCCAGGATTTCAAAGTGTTTCCACAACAGAATCAGGAAGCACACATTACCGCTTATGTGCAGTTGTTACAGAACCCAATCATGAAAGAAACCAAGCCTGTTAAGGCAGTGTTGATTTCAAAATTGTTTGAAAGAATAGGTTTTCTTGCACAGCAAGTGGCGGCTCAACAAGTACAAGCACAATTACAGCAGCAGTTGCAACAAATACAGGCGACAGTTACTGACCCTATGATGGCACAACAAATGCAGGCGCAGGTACAAGCACAGGCTCAACAACAGTTGGTGACTTCTATTCCACAAATCACGGCACAGCTTATTCAACAATATGCTCCAACTATATCGCCGCCTGAAGCACCTGATCCGCTAGTCGGTATTCGTCAAGCTGAAGTTCAAATTGCTGCCGCAGATCAACAGCGCAAAACGCAAAAAGATCAAACTGATGCAGCACTTTCAGCCGCACGCATACAACAATCAGCACAGCAGGCTGAAGATCGTCTAGACACGCAGATGGAGATTGCTGAAAAGCGTGACGAGACAAACAGGGAGCGAATACAAACGCAGGAAGAAATTGCTGTAATGAAGGAGTTGAACAAATGATAAAGAAAGCAAACAAACAAAAAGTACGAAAAGTAATCAAGGGTCTTAACAAGGCTTCTAAACTTCATGCCAAGCAAGCAAAGAGTTTAAAAAGTATTGTTTCTCCCAAGAGAAAGAAGAAGAAGAAATGACATCTGCTTGGGCTGGTCGCTGGGGGAAGTACCACAGAATAAAAAAGAAGATGGAAGAGTGGTATCGAAAAGGTGTGTCTATGGATGACATAGAAGAAAGAGTTCGTACAAATACTGACAACAACCCTGTAAAATTGAGAGTTGTTAACAATGACTAATAAAAAATTTGAAACCGGTAGCCGTTACGAAGCTCACGATCTTGATGGCGATGGGATTGTGACAGATGCTGAGATTGCTCGTGAAAAAGAGATGATCGAACTCGAACTGCGCGAGGAGAAAGCTAGGGCACAGCAGTTCATGGCATGGACTGCCATGGCTAGTATGATTGTTGCAAGCGTGGTGTTGTTCACACCGATTGTTTCCGATAGCCGCGTTGCTGGTCTGGCTGATCTTTTGGGGTTATTCTACATCGCACAAGCGGGAGTGGTTGGAACCTACATGGGCACAACAGCATGGATGCAAAGAAAGTAATCTATAAATACAACGGCCCGTTGAACAAGTATAAAGAATATAACTTGATGAGAAAAAAACAACGAAGGCTGAAAAAAGAATGGGATGCAAAAAACAAAGGATTTAAGGGGTACTGATGATGCTTAGTGTAATAGGTTCTTTGATAGGTTTTGCCAGTAGTACTGCTCCGGCGATTGCTGATCATTTTAAACAAAAAAGCAATCAGAAGTTTGAACTTGAAAAAATGAAAACTATGGCTGAACTGCGTCAGGCAGGCTTTGATCATGAGTTGAAAGCGTTTGAAGCACAGGCTTCTGACAAAGAGCATGATAGATTGATCCAGCATGACATGAGCATCAACAGCGGCACGGGGATTATATCTGCACTGCAACGTTCAGTGCGCCCGGTAATTACTTATTGTTTCTTCGGTTTGTTTCTGGCGATTGAAATCACGCTGTTGCGTGAGGCACTGAGCAGCGGCATGAGTGTGGCTGAGTCTTTGAATGTCTTGTGGGACGAGGACACAAAAGCTATCTTTGCTGCAATCATTAGTTTCTGGTTTGGTTCGAGAGCTATAGATAAAGCGCGAGGAAAGGGTTAGTCTGATGCCATTAAATAAAAAAGGCGAAAAGATTATGGATGCCATGACAGAACAGTATGGCAAAAAACGAGGCAAGCAGGTTTTTTATGCTAGTCTCAACAAAGGTAAAATAGGAGGCGTAAAGAAAATGAGTGATGGTGGTGATGTAAAACTAAAAACCCCGGTCAAGGATCTACCTAATCCTGGTTTGAAAGCTCTTGCTGGGACTGAAAAAGGCAAAAAGGCTGTAGCTAAAATGGGTTTTAGAAATGGCGGTATCGCTAAAGGCGGTAAGTGCCCCAGTCGTGGGAAAGTTCGTGGCACGGGCATCGCTATCGGGGGTGCGAAGTTCGTGGGAACACGATGAACCTTGTTGACTTCGTAACCAAATACCGCAAGACTCTCAATAATCGCATTAGTGATTTAACGATTGCTGTTTCAAGCGGGTCTATAAAAGACATGGAACAGTACCGCAGCATCGTGGGTGAGATACAGGGACTCTCAACCGCATTAGATGAGTTAAGTTCCCTGCTAAAAGGTTTTGACACAGATGACGAAGACGTTACTGGTTCCTGACTACGCAAAAGCGGCGATAGAAGCAAAGAAGAAAGCCGAGTCTAAACAGAAAGCAATGGAAAGAGTACCGCAGCCCACAGGCTGGCGTATTCTTGTTATGCCATATCGAGGGCGCGAAAAGACGGATGGTGGTATTTATATCCCTGATGCTGTCGCAGATCGTGAGGCACTTGCAACTGTGGTCGCGTATGTCGTGAAGGTGGGGCCGCTTGCCTACAAAGATCCTGATAAATTTGGTGCAGATATGGAGCCTTGGTGCAAAGAGGGCGACTGGGTTTGCATTGGTCGATACGCTGGTTCTCGCTTCAAGCTAGAGGATGGCGAGGTTCGTATAATTAACGATGATGAAGTAATCGCTACAATTATTGATCCAGAAGACATAAAAATTTAGGAGAACAGTATGTCTGAAGCAGAAGTAAAAGAAAATCAGGAAGAGCTAGACCTCGAAGTTGAGATTGAAGATGACCCAGCCCCAAGTGAATCTACCGAAGCTACTCAGGAACAGACCGCAACTGAAGACGTGGGTGAAGAATCAGCAGATCAAACCGAAGCTGTGGAGAGTTCAGAAAACAATGCGGAAGAATTATCCGAGTATACGCAAGGTGTTCAAAAAAGGATAGACCGCCTCACTAATAAAAGACGTGAAGCAGAGCGTAGAGAACAGGCTGCTCTTGATTATGCTGAGTCAATGAAGACTCAGCTTGAACAACTGCGCGAAGAAAATCAGCGCAGCACAACTTCCTTGGTCGGTGAGTTTGGCAGTCGTGTTGAATCAGAGTTGGAGGCTGCAAAAATTGCTTATCAAAAAGCACACGAAGAGGGCGATGCAGAAGCCTTGTTTCAAGCGCAGCAAAAAATTAGTCAAATAGCTATAGACCAAGCAAAATACCAAGAAGCTAAGAACAGACTTGAGATTGAAAAAGAAGCTCCGGCACAGACTGTTAATCCAGTTCCAGCACAGACTCGCGCACCAGTTACTGAGCAAGACCCTGATCCTAAAGCACAAGCATGGGCAGATAGAAACGATTGGTTTGGAGAAGACCAGTCCATGACATATGCGGCTTTTGGTATACATCGCAAGTTGGTCGAAGAAGGGTTTGATCCATCTTCAGATGAATATTACGCAGAAATTGATCGTCAGATGCAAGAAGACTTCCCAAGTAAGTTTGAAAAATCTGCTCCAAAAAGCGGAAAGCCACCCGTTGCAGCAGCAACTAATTCTGGTTCTCGTTCCTCATCAAAACGTAAAAGAACAATAAAACTAACGGAATCAGAAAAAGCCATAGCTAGAAAACTAAACGTTCCATACGAGGCTTACGCCAAAGAAGTTGCAAAATTAAATAAGGATAGATAACATGACTGAGAAACGCATACCACGAGAATCGCAGACTCGCAAAAAGACTGCGCGCAAAACTCCTTGGAAGCCCCCTAGTATGCTGGAGGCACCTTCACCCCCCGCTGGATTCGTTCATCGGTGGGTAAGAATCGGTATAAGAGGCGAGGATGACAAAACAAATGTTCATTCTAGGCTTCGAGAAGGTTGGGAGCCGGTAAGGGCGGATGAATATCCTGACTTTGAGGCACCCACAATCGACGAAGGTAAGTTTCAAGGCGTAATTGGAAACGGTGGGCTTATGCTTTGTCGTCTTCCAGAGGAAACGGTTTCTGAGAGAACTGCTTATTTCCGGGATCAGACCCGCAACCAGATGAAAGCCGTTGATGAAAACCTCATGAGGGAGCAACATCCCTCGATGCCGATACAAAGTGATCGGCAAAGTCGTGTAACTTTCGGGGGACGAGGTAACGACTCCTCCGAATAGAACTGAAACGTTTGTTAGGAGTATAAAATGGCAAACTCAAATGGTGCATTTGGCTTACGTCCCTACTCCAAAGTTGGACAGAATACAAACAGCACGGGTATGACCGAGTACCGTATTGCTTCCGATAATTCAAACACCATCTTTACAGGTTCTCCAGTTATTCCACTTAGCACAGGTTTTATCGACATTGTTGGTGCAGCCGCTGGTGGAACTGTAGGTCTGTTGGGTGCGTTTAACGGATGCGAATACGTTAGCTCAACTACCGGTGAGGTCGTGTTCTCAAAACATTGGCCAGGGTCGGGTGCAGACAGTAATTTTCCTGTCAGAGCCTTCGTTTTTGATGATCCCCTACAACAGTTTATGGTAGCGTCTGACGCTTCGCTCACAAATGAGTCCACAGCGCGTGGTCACATTTTTGCGAACGCTAACTTCTCTTCGGGTACTTCTGGTAGCACAACTACTGGTAAGTCTTCCGCAGCGTTGGCAGTTAGCACAATCGCTACAACAAACACCTTGAATCTTCGGATCATGGGGATTGTTGATGATGTCGAGAACGCAGATTTTGCGGCCTCTGGCATTGGTTTAATCGTGCGTCTAAACAACCACTTCAATTCACCGAATGGTGCGATTGCAGGTGGCACTGTTTCGACGACAGGCGTATAGGAGTTTAGGTTATGGCTATTTCTCGCGCACAACTTGCAAAAGAACTCGAACCCGGCCTCAACGCCCTGTTCGGGATGGAGTATAACCGTTACGAAGGCCAACACGCTGAAATCTTCGACACAGAGGCTTCTGATAGAGCCTTTGAAGAAGAGGTCATGTTGTCTGGTTTCGGTGCTGCTCCGACAAAATCTGAAGGTGCAGCAGTCACTTTCGATGACGCACAAGAGGCATACACTGCTCGTTACAATCACGAAACAGTAGCGATGGCTTTCTCTGTAACGGAAGAAGCTGTAGAGGACAATCTGTATGATCGTCTTTCATCTCGCTACACTCGTGCATTGGCACGGGCTATGGCTCACACGAAGCAGGTTAAAGCTGCTGCAATTCTCAACAACGCTTTCGATAGCACCAAAAAAGGTGGAGATGGCAAAGAGCTTTGTGCAACTGATCACCCGCTTACCAATGGTGGCACACTGGCTAACGAACCCAGCGTAGCTGCTGATCTAAACGAGACATCTCTCGAAGATGCTCTGATCAGCATTTCTGGTTTCGTAGACGAACGTGGTTTGATTATTGCTCTTCGTGGCATGAAACTAATTGTACCGCGTCAGCTTCAGTTTGTTGCAGAGCGTCTGATGAAGTCAAATCTTCGTACTGCCACGGCAGATAATGACGTAAATGCCCTCCGCAATATGGGAATGTTGCCGGATGGTTATGTCGTTAACGATTATCTGACAGACACAGATGCGTTCTTCTTGAAAACAGACTCACCGAATGGCTTCAAGCACTTCGAGCGTCTGTCTTTGACAACACAAATGGAGCCTGATTTCGATACAGGCAACATGCGTTATAAGGCGCGTGAGCGTTATAGCTTTGGCTTTAGCGATCCACGGTGCGTGTTCGGTTCGCCGGGCGCGTAATTTCCCACGCCAGAAAAGGGGCGGTTGTTTGACCGCCCCTTTTTTTGTGTCTATACTTTAAGAATCCTGACAGTCACATGGTGTGACTGACACTAGCCACGACAGGAGATAAACATGGCTAATACAACATTTACGGGGCCAGTGCGCTCTAAAGGTGGGTTCACCTCAGTTAGTGAAAACGCTACAACGGGAGCTATTACAACGCTCTCAAGCATCAGTTCAACAGGCGTATCGTCGTTTGATGCAAACACCCTTGCAACCGAAGCTGGAACAGGTATCACAGGTGGTACGGGCACAATCTATCGTAGCTCTGTTCAGCGCGTGGGCGGTATCATTACCACTCGTATTCTTATTGACCTGACGGGTCTGCGCTCAACTGCAAGCGGTGACATCATAGGTGTGAACGGAACGTCTAATGTATGTCACATTGGTCAGATTACAGCAGCCCGAAACGGCACAATCCTGACAGGTAGCATGGAGTGTTTTGAAGCACCTGCTGGTGGCGACCCAGACATCAACGTACACTCAGCAACAGAAGGCACGGGTGTTGAAGACGGTGCAATCTCTGATTTAACAGAAACTCTTTTGGTAAATGCGGCTGACGCTACGCTTGGAAGTAAGGTTTACTTTACGGCGGTGCCAGCGGCTGACGAGTTTTTGTATCTGACACTAGGTGCTACAACTGACGCTGACTATACTGCTGGTAAACTCTTTATTGAATTGATGGGCTACGAAGCCTAATAACGAGAGGGGGTAATACCCCCTCTCCTTTTATGAGGAGTTTAGTATGGCAGGTTCAGATGTAAAAACTACTCGTGTGACAGCAACAGGCGCGGCATCCATAGGTCGTTGTCGTTTGTTACAGGTTCTTGTTACCACTGGTGGTTCAGGAACTCCTGAGTTAAAGCTGACAGACGGATCAGACTCTGGCGCAACCAAACTGCATGTTGATTTACAGACGGGTGAGACAGATACGATATCAGTCCCAGCAGAAGGTATTTTGTTTGAGACAGATGTGAATGTCCACACGATAGACGATATCACTTCTGTTGTGTTCTTTACTGCTTAGAGAGTAAGAACAGGGGGACAACATGGTTCTTCAATCTGCTGGTTCTGCGATAAAGTTCAGTGAGATACAGGACGAGTTCGGCGGCACAAATCCAATATCGCTTTCGGAGTATTATATTGGTGGAGGTCTTGTTCCGGCTACTGTTATAGGTGGCGGTTCACCGGGTACTTTTACGGCATTTTTTGGAAGACAAAGTGTAATCTTGCCTTTTTTAGCTGTTACTGGAACCCCAAGCCAACAATTTTACTTTCACAGAGAGATAGATGGGACTTCTGGTTCTCTTGCCGGTATGCTTAATAGTAGCGGTAACGAACACATTTATAAATTAGTTTGGGAAAATGTAACAATTCTTACAAGCACATCTACAGACGGTACAGCTACTTTCCCTGGTACAGTTAATGCTGGTTCCGCTAACTCAGTTACTTTTGCATCCGCTTATAATTCTGCTCTCAACTCATCAAATGATGTGATAATTTCAACGGGCGGCTTTGATTATCAAATTGGGTCGCAAACCTTTAGTGAAGTTACTATTTTTGATGACCCTGGAACAGTAGACGCTATTGAGCATAATAGTTTCCAAACAGTTCGTAGAAGAACCTCATCTACACAAACAACAAGTTCTGTAAATCCAAATGTTCCAGCAAGTGGCGAAGTGTCCATGTCTGACTACTATGGTGGTCGAGATGACTAGAAAAGCCAGCAAGATGCCAGCCCGTAACAAGAAGAACTTTAGGCCAACTAAGGCTGGAGCAGGCATGACTAAAAAAGGCGTGGCTGCATATCGTCGTATGAACCCTGGCAGTAAGCTAAAAACTGCCGTGACAGGCAAAGTTAAGAAGGGTAGCGCGGCGGCAAAGCGCAGAAAATCATTCTGCGCTCGTTCTGCTGGTCAGATGAAGAAGTTTCCCAAAGCTGCTAAGAATCCTAACAGTAGATTGCGTCAGGCAAGAAGACGGTGGAAGTGCTGACATGAAAATACAGGAAGCAGTAGCCCGTATAGAAAAGCACGAAGCAGAGTGTTCTCTTCGATACGAAGAGATACAACGTCGGCTCGAAGACGGTAAACAAAAAATGGATAAGCTGGATGCGAATATCTCAGCAAACTTTAAATATCTTGTTAGTATAATTATAGCAACTGCGTTACTGCCTTTTGTTGAGAGGTTGTTCTGATGACAATCTCTAGGTCAAGCATACCGAAGCAGATCACCAAGCCTCCACAGAAAAGAAAATGGAGTGCAAAACGCAAGCGTAGTGTAAACTGTAAAAAGCCCAGAGGCTTTTCAGAGCGTGCCCATTGTGCAGGACGCAGGAAAAGGAAGAAATGAGATGTCAAAAAAGGATGCTTGTTACCACAAAGTCAAGGCACGTTATCGTGTCTTTCCGAGTGCTTACGCTTCCGGTGCGATTGCCAAGTGCAGAAAAGTCGGAGCTAAAAACTGGGGAAATAAAAGCAAGAGTAAAACAGTTAGAAAAGCAGATGGAGGAATGGTGCGCGGAGCTTCAAAGTTCAGAGACGGACAGAAGTACCGCTATAAAACCACCAAGATCTACTGATGCCAGCAGTAAGAAAAACCAAAAAAGGATTAGCCCTTAAACGCTGGTTCAAAGAGGACTGGAAAGACGTTCGTACTGGCAAGAAGTGTGGGCGTAGAAAAGGTGAGAAGAGGGGCACACCATATTGTCGCCCGTCAAAACGAGTCTCTTCCAAGACACCTAAGACCACTAAAGAAATGACAGCCGCTGAAAAGCGCAGTAGAGTTAATCAGAAAAAGAGATTGGGTCAACCAGCCGGAAAACCACGCAGAGTAAAATCTGTTAGAAGGAGAAAGACGCGATGATTAGAAAGCGTAAAGGGATGAAACGCGGTGGAGCCGTTAAAAAATCCAAAGGGTATCGCAGAGGCGGTGCTGTTAAATCTAAGGGCATGAAGCGCGGCGGTGCTGTTCGCAGAATGAAGTCCAAGGGCATGAAGCGCGGTGGAGCCGTAATGAAGTCCAAGGGCATGAAGCGCGGCGGTGCTGTTAAGTCTAAAGGTGTAAGACGCGGTGGAGCTATGTCAGTTGCTCAAATTAGAGCAGCGGCAAAGAAAAAAGGTTACAAGCTCGTTAAAGCCTAATGCCGTATCTTCAGAGCAATATCCCTCACTTTAAGTGTTGGGTGCGCCGGGAATATACACACAACCATGAAAAATATCATGGCGAGTTTTTGCACGCCATGGCTATTGCTGTAACGACTATGCCATGTAGATCGTTAAGTTTTCAGGTTATATTCACGGGCATCGAAGCCGACGGTGAGGATGAGGACAATGTACACGGGGGTGCAATGTGGGCGCGTATGCCTATTACTGCACTGGTGGCAGACGAGCCTTTAGAAGAATGGCCTATTCCTATGGCTGTTCATGATGCACAACCGTGGGATTGTTCATCGTATAATCACGCAGTGTATGTTTTAGACAGAGCTACGCCCTGTCCCTGGTTTGCAAAGATAGATGGCGAAATGTTTCCTGCCAAATATTTGTTTACAGTAGACTATGCAGAAAATGAAATAGCAGATGATCCGGCTCAACATAAACAAAGTCATGTACTGCATTTGCTTGATGCGGGTGAGTGGACAGGAAATATTGTGGCATTGCCAAACAACCGTGTTAGAGTAACTCATCCAGCTTGGTTTGAAGCAGGAACCGGTGCTCCAGACTTCAAGCCATCTGCTCATATACATTATTCTAAAAGTGATTTAGACTATACGTTAGATGTTAACAGGGTGTTTGATAACCTTTATAATGAGGAAGAGTGATGGCAACGTCCAGTTCAAGGAACTTCTCTCTTGATGTATCCGAAATTATTGAGGAAGCCTACGAGCGTTGTGGCTTAGAAGTCAGAACTGGATATGATGCCGACACAGCACGGCGTTCATTAAACCTTATGTTTGCTGATTGGGCTAATAGAGGGGTCAATCTTTGGACAGTAGAGTTAGCTACACAAGCCCTTACAGCAGGCACGGCACAGTACACTTTAACTGCGGATATTACGGACATTTTGGAAGTTGTTGTTCGTCGAGACAATACTGATTTTCAAGTTCAAAGAATTAGTCGTGGTGAATATCAAAACCAACCAAATAAAGCGACCACAGGTAAACCATCTAGTTTCTATTTTGATCGACAGATAACACCAGAAATTAATCTCTGGCCTACACCTGAAAACAGCACTGATGTTTTACGTTATTATTTCGTACAACGCATACAAGACGCTGATGCTCTGGTAAATGATGTGGACGCGCCGTTTCGGTTTCTGCCTTGTATGGCAGCAGGACTGGCGTATTACTTGTCTGTTAAACGCGCACCTCAAAGAATACAGGTGTTGAAATCAATCTACGAAGAAGAGTTTCAACGTGCCGCAGATGAAGACGAAGATCGTGTAGCACTCAAACTTACCCCAAGTATTGATTATCTACGGGTGCGCTAATGGCCCGGTTTGCATCAGGTAAAAGAGCATACGGCATCTCAGACCGATCTGGCTTTCGGTATCGCAAGGCAGACATGCGGAAAGAGTGGAACGGTCTATTAGTGGGGCCGGATGAGTATGAACCCAAGCATCCGCAACTCACACCACCGCGTAATATCTCTGATCCTCAAGCAATAAAAGACGCTCGAACAGATAGAACAGAGCCTGCGGTAGAAGTTCTTCTTGATTTAGATCCTTTTACATCAGGGTCAGCTAGTTCCTCTGTTGTGACTGTAGAAGAAAAATCTCATGGGCGGTCTTCTAGCGATGTAGTTAGATTCAGAACTACTCAATCTTTTGATGGTTTTACGTCTACTGCATTAGAAAACAACAATGGTTTTACAATTACTGTTGTAGATTCTGATTCATACACGTTTAATATGAACGAACGTGGATCCTCTGAAACAGCTACTACTGGTTCTGTGATAGGCGGTGGTAAAGTTGTTTCGGCTGGGCCAGTAACAGTGAGTGCATAGTTATGAGCTTTACCTTCAGTGAACTAAAAACAGCCATACAAGATTATACCGAAAATACGGAAACATCTTTTGTTACGCACATAAATGATTTTATAAAGGCTGCGGAAGATAGGCTATTCAAATCAGTAGACTTTGAAATCTTTCGCAAAAACGTAACAAGTGCTTTTACATCTAGTGATCGGTTCTTGACTGTACCAACAGATTTTCTCGCATCCTTTTCTCTTAGAATTACAACTTCTGGTTCGGAAAGATTCTTACAACAAAAAGATGTAAATTTTCTTCAAACTTTTACACCGTCTGCGTCTACTACAGGTCTTCCCAAATATTATGCAAGGTTTGATGAAACTAATCTAATCGTTGCTCCAACTCCAGATGCTAACTACACGGTAGAGCTACACTATTATTTTAGACCTGCAAGTCTCACGGCTGGTGCGGATAGTGGAACTACTTGGTTAAGTACAAATGCGTCCTTTGCTTTGTTGTATGGCAGCTTGTTTGAAGCCTACGCTTATATGAAAAGCGATCCTGATATGTTAAAAGTTTATAGTGACAGATTTACAGAGGAACTGTTGCGACTGAAAGATCTGGGTGAGGCACGAGAAAACACAGATGCTTATCGTAAGGGTCTTCCAAGTAGAGAAAGGACGTAACGATGGCAACCTCTAACGCTGCAACCACATATCTTGAGGGCAAGCTACTTAGCTTTATCTTCAAAAACAATGCCGCAAGTTTTTCATCACCCGGTGATAGTATCTATGTTGGCCTAGCAACTGCTGTATCTGACGCGGAAGCTGGTAGCGTAACAGAAGCTAGTTTTACTAATTATGCACGACAGCAGGTTACTGCGGCTAACTGGACGATTGCTTCTACAAGCACCGACGCACAGACCGTTGTGAACGCTGCCAATATAGAGTTTCCAGCATCCGGCGGTAGCACTCAGACAATAACCCATGTGTTTTTGGCTGACGCATCAACCAGTGGCAACATACTTTTTGTAGGTGCTTTGGATTCTTCAAGGTCTGTTGCATCTGGAGACATCTTCCGAATCAACGCGAGTAACTTAACCATTGAGTTGAAATAATGGCTTTTGCAGTTAACGACAGAGTAAAAGAAACCAGCACGACTACAGGCACTGGCACTCTTTCGTTGGCTGGTGCAATCACGGGGTTTCAAACCTTTGTAGCTGGTATAGGTAACAGCAACACTACCTATTATGCGATTGTTCACGAAAGTGCCAATGAGTTTGAGGTAGGCATCGGAACTGTAACGGATGCTTCACCTGATACACTGTCTCGTACAACCATACTAGAAAGCTCAAACAGCGATAGTGCGGTAAACTTTTCGTCTGGCACAAAGACGGTGTTTTGCACACTACCTGCTGAAAAAGCACTTCTGGTGCCTGGGTCGGGTGATCTAACGATTGACGCACCTGCTGACATCATTCTTGATGCAGATGGCGCAGATGTTTTGTTAAAAGATGCTGGCACACAGTATGCTGCTCTGACTAATTCCTCTGGCAATCTAGTCTTGAAGTCAGGTTCTACTACTGCAATCACATTTGATGGAGCTAATGCAACGTTTGCCGGGACTGTCACAATAGGTAGTGCCGGTATCAGTGAAGCAGAGCTAGAGATACTTGATGGAGCAACCGTCACTACGGACGAGTTGAACGTACTCGACGGTATCACCTCGACGGTAGCTGAACTAAATATCGTTGACGGAAACACTTCAGCCTCATCGGTCACAGTGGCTGATGCAGACCGCGTTGTATTCAATGATGCAGGCACGATGAAGCAGGTGGCTGTTACAGACTTAGCTGCATACTTCGACGATGAGATTACGGCGATGCCGAACCTTACATCTGTCGGTACGCTAACTGCGCTGACAGTGGATGATGTAGCGGTAGACGGTAAAGTGATTACGATGACCGGCTCTACCAGTGACACTGCTACGTTTACGGTGGGGACAAACGGCACACTAGATATTGTCACAACAGATGACGCAGCGGCGGCTGCGAACATACAGATTACCGCAGATGGCACGGCAGAGCTTGCAGGCACTACAGTCACCTTGGATTCATCAGGCG